ACCCTGCTGACAAGGGCGACACGATTGGTACATACGAAGGTGACTTCAACTACACCTACCAGATCGATGATTCATGGGTTATGGACCAAACTGGTTCTGACAACACATCAATCTTGTTCTTGAACCCTGATGTGGTTCAGTGGGGTAGCTTGCGCGAACTCGGACCAAACAATGAAGTATTCTCTAACGCTGATGCCAGCTTAGATCAGTACATCATGGAAGGTACTTTGATCGTGCGTAACCCTGCTGGTGTTGCTGTGTTGGCTGGTATGACTACAGGTACTGTGGTTACATCTCCACGCGCAACAGGCCAAGTGGCTCGTTATTTGACCTAATAGTCAAAGGCATAAAGGGGGTCCTTCGGGGCCTCCTTTTCTATGGGAATTTGTATGGAATTGAATCTGAACAACGAAGAAGCAAAGGTCAACGAGGATTACTACACCAAAGGAAACCTAGAAGCAGGTATCGAAGGTGTTTTAAGACGCAATGATCAACTCTACAATGAAGTTAAATCAGGAACTTGGTCGCAAACTTTTAAGACTAAGAACTTGGATTACAAAATTGGTGCTGAAGACGGGGCCAGATATGTTCAATACACCCAACACAATGTCGAGGCGATAAAACAGTACTGCAAAGAACGCAGAGAGTTTTATCAAACAATCGGCACAACAGACAATCCGTTTTTTGCTGGAACTTTTGAGGCGATGAATCTCCCTAAGTCGATAGCACACGCGATCTGCTCAAAGTATTTCAATAACCGCCCGTGGGAGTTGGTTAAGACAGAGAAGAAGGACAAGATTTTGTTCTACGCTATCGTCAATGAATACTACTCAGATTTCGTTTGTCATCCTTCAGGAAAAATACCATTACCCTATAATCCAGCAATACCTACCAAGTAAGGAAGTGTTATGGCTCTATTCATTCAATCTGCTAATTCTTTAGTTAGCCGAGTTGCACAATGGGTAGGAGCAATTCCTTCAAGTATCGGTATAAATGCCACAGCGTATAACTCTTCTTCAGGCGTTATTACTACTTCGGCAGACCCAACATCGTTGTTGATCGTTGGTGACTTTATTGGCAACACTGCCATTGGTCCGTATACCCCAGTTATTGCGATTTCTAGCACCACGATTACTGTCAGTGATCCTGATTCCGTGTGGAATGGTGCTACTTATCCTACGGCAATCCTTAAATTGCCAACCCAATCAAGTCTTGAGGTTTTGCAATGTATCCAACTTTGCGAACTGAAACTTAGAACAGCAGAATTACCTGCGTTGCGTAGTAATCCTTACCCTGAAGATGGTGACTTTATTACTACCGACAGCAATGGTATGGGTCCTATCCCACGGGATATGAACTGGCCTATTTTGTTTTTCCAAGATACGCCTAATAACCAAGTCGAGCCGGGTACTCCTGCTGCCAGTTATGGTCCTTGGATCATCTATGACCGTGTGGGCGACCGCGAGATCATCCGCAGACGCATGATTGACCAACTCTATGTCAGACCATTTGGTGTGCCTAGGGTTATCCGTGCTTCTTTCTCTGAGGTTGGGCAGAAGTATGTGTTTACACCTAACCCCGGTGCTAACGTCAAGATCAAAGCCTACTATCAGCGCATATTCCCATTTCTCTACAGTGCTACAGGCGATGTCTTGAATCCTTTGGTTCAGAACAACGCTGCTTTGGCATCTTTCCCTGAAGGCTACCTTTATGGAACGCTAGAGGCGTATTACGACAAAAACAAGAATACGACTGAGGCGCAGAAATGGGCGGTTCGTTTTGAAGAGGCTTATGGGCTTATTGAGGATCAGAACTTTAAAGACAAGTGGCGTGGCGGTGACCAGCATCTCACATCTGAATTCCAACCCCGCGACTATCGCTACAGCTTTAGATAAGGAAACAACATGTCACTATTTGACACTCCTACCGAATCCGTTGGCCTGTATGGCAACACAGTTACTTATGGTGGCACTTACTTTGAATGGACTGTTTTCCAAGAAAGCGCAACTGCTCCTTCTACGCCAACAGGCGGTTCATGGAGTTTTCTAACCAATACTGGAACTGCTCCATCTGGTTGGTCAACAATTCCACCTGCAAGCCCGACTAACCCTGTTTACGCAAGTATTGCAATTGTTAACTCACGCGATACGTTGCCATTGGCTTGGTCAACACCTGCTAAGTGGATCATGCCCGGCACACCGGGTACTGCCGCCACTGTTACTGTTGGCACTACAACTACTGGCGCTGCTGGTACTAGCGCTTCTGTAACCAACTCTGGCACTACATCTGCTGCTATCTTTAACTTCACTATTCCTCGCGGGGACACGGGCGCTACAGGCGCGACTGGTGCAACAGGTGCTACAGGTACTGCTGCCACGATTACGCTTGGAACAGTAACTACTGGTGCTGCTGGCTCATCTGCAAGCATTACCAATTCAGGCACTACAAGCGCTGCTGTATTTAACTTTACGATTCCCCGTGGTGATACAGGTGCTACAGGTCCTACAGGGGCTACAGGACCTATCGGAATGAACTGGCTAGGCAATTGGTCTAGTGGAACTTCTTATGTCGCCAATGATGGCGTGTTTGATGTTTCTAGCGGTAGTTCTTATATCTGTATTGCTTCAAACACAAACCAACAGCCTCCTAACGGAACATATTGGAACTTGTTGGCTGAAAAAGGTGCTAACGGATCAGGCGCAGGTACTGTTACTTCGGTGGCAGCAAGTGTTCCTAGTTTCCTAAGTGTTTCTGGTTCGCCAATCACATCTGCTGGTACTTTGGCTATTGCTTATAGCGGTACAGCTTTACCGATTGCTAATGGTGGAACAGGTGCAACTTCTGCTGGTAGCGCATTGGTTAACCTTGGTGCTATTGGAAGTGTTGCGTCTGCTGATGGCAGCATTGTTGTTACTACTGTTGGAACGGCTGTTGATCTTGCGGTGTCGCAAACATCTCCTGCTTCAGTTCTTCTTGAACAAGTTCGTAATGCTACAGGTGCAACCCTTACCAAGGGTACAGCGGTTTATATCTCTGGCGCTACAGGACAGATTCCTACTGTTTCTAAAGCGTTGGCTACGTCTGATGCCACATCAGCGCAGACTTTAGGATTAATAACTAATGACTTGCCAAACAATACAAATGGATATGTAACCATTATTGGCTTAGTTACCAACCTTGACACATCAGCATACACCGATGGGCAACAACTTTATCTAAGCCCAACTACAGCAGGAACTTTGACTGCTACTAAACCTTATGCTCCACAGCATCTTGTTTATATGGCTGTTGTTTCTTATGCTCACCCAACTCAGGGTAAGTTGCTTGTCAAAGTACAAAATGGCTATGAGCTAGACGAAATACACAATGTAAGCGCCCAAAGTCCAACTACTGGTCAAACCATTGTTTATAACAGTGCGACTAGTTTGTGGGAAAAGAACACAGTATCTTTGACTGTTGGTGTCAATGGGACACTGCCTGTTGCTAATGGCGGTACTGGTGTAACGACTTCTACTGGAACAGGTAGCGTAGTACTTTCTACAAGCCCAACATTGGTAACCCCAATCCTTGGAACGCCTACTAGCGGTACTTTGACTAACGCTACTGGATTGCCTATCTCTACAGGTGTATCAGGTTTAGGAACTGGTGTCGCTACAGCTTTGGCGGTAAACGTAGGAACTGCTGGCTCACCATTGGTTAACGGTGGTGTATTGGGTACTCCATCGTCTGGCACATTGACCAACGCTACTGGCCTACCTTTGACCACAGGCGTAACAGGAACACTTCCTATTGCCAATGGAGGTACAGGTGCTAGTACCTTGGCAGGTGCAAACATACCTGTAACAAACGTAGCAAACACATTTACAGGCTTACAGACCTTTGCTGGCACTTCGTCTAATGCAGATGTAAAGACTTCCAACATTCTTGAGACTGCGACTGTTTCTGCAACTGCTGCCACAGGCACGATTAACTACGATGTAACAACCCAGTCAGTCCTGTACTACACCACTAACGCTAGTGGCAACTTTACAGTTAATTTCAGAGGTTCTAGCGGTACATCACTAAACACCATCATGGCAACAGGCGAGTCCTTGTCTGCCACCTTCTTGGTGACCAATGGCTCTACGGCTTACTACAACTCTGCGGTTCAAGTAGATGGCTCTTCTGTCACTCCTAAGTGGCAAGGTGGAACAGCGCCTACTTCTGGCAACGCTAGTTCTATTGATAGTTACACTTTCGTAATTATCAAAACAGGGTCTGCCGCATTTACAGTGCTGGCCTCCGTAACCAAGTTCGCATAAGGATAACTAATGCCTCGCTTATCCAAGATTGGAGCCGCCGCACTAGCCGCATTTGGTTGGACAGGTGGTGCATCTGTTACTGCTAGTTACCTTGTGGTTGCTGGTGGGGGTGGTGGAGGGGCTGAATCATCTTCAAATGCTGGCGGTGGCGGTGGTGGTGCGGGTGGATATAGAACAGGAACAGCATCTTTAAACCCAACTCTCTCATACACAGTAACAGTCGGTGCTGGTGGTAATGGAGGGCCAGCAGGACAAAATAATGGTTCTGTTGGTTCTGATTCTGTATTTGATGTAACAACTTCTACTGGTGGCGGTTATGGCGCATCAAGGTCTGCTGGTGGCAATGGCGGCTCTGGTGGTGGTGGTGGTTTAGGTGGTAGTGGAACTGGTGGTTCTGGAAACACACCAAGCACTTCACCATCCCAAGGAAATAATGGTGGTTCTGGAGTAGGCACATCTACTGGTGGCGGTGGAGGTGGTGCTAGTGCATCAGGCTCAAATGCACCTGCTAACCAAACTGGTGGTAATGGTGGCGCGGGAACTGCTAATAGCATTACAGGTTCATCAGTCACTTACGCTGGTGGCGGTGGTGCTGGTGGAACAACTATCGGAACTGGCGGTGCTGGTGGTGGTGGTAATGGTGGAAACAACAGCAATGGCGTTGCTGGTACTGCTAACCTCGGTGGAGGAGGTGGCGGTGCTTATGACCAAAGCAGTAGTGGTCGTTCTGGTGGCAATGGCGGTTCTGGCGTAGTCATCATTTCATACCCTGCCCCACAACAGTTTGGTGGTGGAGTAGTCACTACAAGTGGCTCTAATGTTATTCACACATTCAATACATCTGGCACATTGAGTCCTTTGTCATCTTTGACAGCGAGTTATTTGATTGTTGCTGGTGGCGGTGCTGGTGGCGGTGAAACAGGCGCTGGTGGCGGTGCAGGTGGCCTGTTGTCAGGCTCTGGCGTAACCATCGACCCCAACTCCACTTACCTTGTAACTGTCGGTGCTGGAGGCGTTGGTGTAGCTTCTGGAGTTGGTGGCAACGGTTCAAATTCTTTATTTAGTGCGTTTGCAACTGCCGCAGTAGGCGGTGGTGGCGGTGGTTCAGTTTCTGTTACTACAGGAAATTCTGGTGGTTCTGGCGGTGGCGGTGGTTATCTAATTGGCGTTGCTGGTTCTGGTACTACCGGTCAAGGTAATGCTGGTGGCACGGGTGGTTCTGATGGCAGTGGAACAGGTTTTTCTGGAGGTGGTGGTGGTGGAGCTAGTGCGGTTGGTACTTCTGCATCCGTTGCAGTAGGTGGCGCTGGTGGCGCTGGCACTGCATCATCTATAAGCGGAACAAGCACTACATACGCTGGAGGCGGTGGTGGTTCTTCTGGCTCATCTCCAGCAGGTGCTGGTGGTTCCGGTGGCGGTGGAGCAGGAAATGTTCGTGGCTCTGGAAGTCCAACTGCTGGTACTGCTAATCTAGGCGGTGGCGGTGGCGGTTCTGGAAATGTCGCTGGAGCAGGTGCGAACGGTGGCTCTGGCGTTGTAATCATCTCTTACGCAGGTTCTACACAGCAAATGGCTGGTGGAACTGTGACTATTACTGGTGGTAATGTCATCCACACATTCACATCAAGTGGGTATTTGACACCTATCAAGTATGTGAACAACTCTTTGCGTTTCCGTAAAAGTGCAAGTGCTTATTTAAACAGAAATCCAGCAAGCAACGGAACTAGAACAACTTGGACTTATTCAACTTGGGTTAAGCGTGGTCAATTAGGTGCTGGTTCTATTATTCATGCTCAAGATTCTGGCAATACAGTATCTACAGAGTTTAATTTTGCATCAGATGACACTATTTATTTTAGAGAATATGGTGGTTCTGGTTACACAGGATATTTACAGACAACACAAGTATTTCGTGACCCATCTGCTTGGTATCATTTAGTTCTTGTTTGGGATTCAAACAATGGAACATCAGGCGATAGGATTCGTTTGTATGTTAATGGAACAAGAATAACTTCTTTTTCTACTGCAACTTACCCAAGTTCAGGCATAACAACTGTTTGGAACAGCACTAATCTTAATAGAATTGGGTTTCCTAGCACATCTACAATGGACGGTTACCTCACCAAAATCAACTTTGTTGACGGACAAGCCCTAACACCAAACAGCTTTGGAACATTTAACTCATACGGAGTATGGCAACCCATAACCTATGGTGGTTCGTATGGTACTAACGGCTTCTATTTGCCTTTTACCAACAAGACAAGCACAACAACATTGGGATATGACTTCAGTCCAAATGGAAACAACTGGACAACAAACAACATCTCTTTGACTGCTGGTTCTACTTACGACAGCATGACCGATGTACCAACACTAACAAGTGCGACAGCGGCAAACTATGCAACATTAAACCCCGTTAATTTGGGTGGTACAAGCATTACATTAAGCAACGGAAATCTGTTTGCTACATTTGCTGGTGCTAGTTGGTTTACAACATCATCAACTATGGGAATGGTTGGGTCTGGTAAATACTATTTTGAATTTACAAAAACAGACACATCAAGCCAAATGGTTGGAATCTTTCCGCCAACAGCATCCATTTCTAGTTTTGTTGGTAATGATGCAAATGGATATGGCTATTTCAGTGCAAATGGATATCTCTACAACAATGGTGGAAGTTCAATTACATTTGGCGCAACTTTTACAACTGGCGATGTAATTGGAATTGCTTTTGATGCCTCCACAGGAAAATTGTGGTTTAGTAAAAACAATACTTGGCAAGCAAGTGGTAGTCCATCAACAGGTGCAAACCCAGCCGCAACAGCGTCGACTGCATATACCTATATGGCGGCAGTCTCTACAAATGGTAGTGGTGTAGGCACAGTTAACTTTGGTCAGCAACCCTTCATCTACACACCACCTTCTGGTTTTGTAGCCCTCAACACCTATAACCTATAAGGAACAAGAAGATGCCAACAACATATGCAATTCCTGATGGTCGTACTGTGATGGCGGCTACGACTTATACGGGTGCTGGAGGTACGCAATCTGTTACAAATACAGTTAATGGTGTTTCATTCCAGCCTGATTTTGTTTGGAACAAATGTAGAGATGTTGGATATTCTCATTATTTAGAAGATTCTGTTAGAGGTGTTACTAAAGTATTGCGCTCTGCGTCAACGCAAGCAGAAACAACTGAAACAGATGCTTTAACTGCATTTAATAGTAATGGTTTTACTGTTGGTGGAAACGCATCTACAAACAATAGCGGAAACACTTATGTCGCTTGGCAATGGAAAGCGGGTGGTACAGCCGTATCAAATACCGCAGGGACAATCACATCATCGGTAAGTGCAAACACTACTGCTGGCTTTAGCGTGGTGACTTATACGGGTACGGGTGCTAACGCTACTGTGGGTCATGGGTTGGGTGTTGCACCACAAATGATTATTATTAAAGGAAGATTTGCATCTAATTGGTCTATGTACCATGCCTCAATTCCAAATGCAACGACTTCAATTCTAATTTTAAATTCAACCAGTGCGACTGTTGGCTCGTTACCGACATATTGGAATAGCACAGCACCAACTAGTACGGTTTTTTCGCTTGGCTCAGATTCAAATATAAATAGCACTAATGCCGCTGGTCTTGTAGCCTACTGCTTTGCCCCAGTAGCAGGATATTCAGCCTTTGGGTCATACACGGGTAACGGGTCTGCTGATGGCGTATTTGTTTACACGGGGTTTAGACCGAGGTGGGTGATGTCAAAACGAACTGATAGCACAGGAAGTTGGTTAGTAGTTGATTCATCAAGAAACACATACAACGTAGTAAATGGATACTTAGTTCCAAATACATCTGATGCAGAAGGGTCTGCAACATGGGGGGACTTTCTATCTAATGGATTTAAATTACGTGGCACTACACACAATGGAAGTGGAGAGTCATATATATACGCTTGTTTTGCCGAAAACCCATTCAAATACGCTAACGCTCGATAAGGAACAATATGTCATTCACTAGACAAGACGAAATCAGACCTGATGACCAGTATTACTGGGTCACACAAAACGAAGACGGCTCTTACACAGGCGTTCCAAAAGCCTTGGAAGACAAAGAAGAGTCCGACCAAGACGGCAATCCCATGTATGTCAAGGTGCTAGGCACAGTAGACGGCAAGCCTGCGATGGTTGACTCTACAGAACGCTTGATTACCAAGGGCTTAAAGTCACAATGGATTGCCAAGGTAAAACATAATACAAACATGACGCTTGCGTCTACTGACTGGTATGTCATACGCAAGGCTGAAAGAAGTATAGATATTCCTGCTGATGTAGCAACCTATCGTGCGAATCTTATTGCTCGGGCTACAGCAATAGAGGCATCTATCACAGCAGTAACTACTGTTGAACAACTAAAAGAGATTAACTTGGGAGTATCAATCTAATGGCACACTTTGCAAAAATCGAAAATGGCGTTGTAGTCCAAGTCGTAGTGGCTGAAGAGGCATTCATTCAAACTGGCGCACTTGGTGACCCTGCAAACTGGGTACAAACCTCGTACAACACCCGTGGCGGTGTCCACTATGGTCAAGATGGCAACCCAAGCGGTCGTGAGCAACTGCGTAAGAACTACGCTGGCATTGGTTACGCCTATGACTCTGGTCGTGATGCCTTTATCCCTCCACAGCCCTATCCATCATGGACTATGAGCGAAGACACTTGCCTGTGGAATGCTCCTGTGGCTATGCCTACAGAGGGTGGCCCATTCACTTGGAATGAAACCAATCAATCTTGGGATGCAGTTGCATGAGTGATTCCTATACCCCTGTTCGCACACCTTTCACACAGATGAGCTTCACGCCAGATGTGCCGAGCAATGCTTTGTCTGCTAATGAGTACAACTCAGGACTTAATGTTGAGTGCGATGTTAGGGGTATACGCAAGGTTGCTGGTGAACAAGAAATCCTAGGAACTATTACTGGTAACGTTATCTTTCTAGATGGCGGTTTCCGTGGCACAGAATGGACTTACATAGCAGCCACCCGCGAAGGTAAGTGGTACAAAATTACCTCTGCCGGTGTGTCTAACATCACCCCTGGTGTAGGCGCTAACCCTTCTGTTGCCCTGTCTGGCTATACAGATGACACTAATATCACCACCTCATGGGTTGGTAGTGTTTTCTTTATCAATGACAGCCTACGCCCTCCTATGTACTTCTTGGCTTCTGCCACAGAGATATACATCTATGACTCTGCTCCTGATTACTATGTCTGGAACTATGAGGCAAGCATAGGCGTAACAGCAGTAACCGCTGCTTTTGTACGCAATTACTCTTCCCCCAACGTAGGCAACATCTTGGTTGCTGGTAACCTCACTAAAACTAGTGGCGGTATTACAACCAACTATCCAACCACAATCCGTTGGTCACAGGCTTTTGCCAATACTGGTGTTCCTGCTACTTGGTCACCTACCCTGAATAACGTAGCCAACGAGCAAGAGATTCCTGTTCGTGGTCCGATCATTGATGGCTTTTTTCTTGGTGCTAACTTCTATCTTTGTAGTTATTGGGATACGGTGGTTATGTCACCTATTGCCTATCAAAACTCTACAGCCCCAGTCTTTGGCATACGCTTGTTTAACCAAGGTCGTGGCCTGATCCACAACAACTGTTGGTGTAATACAGACTCTGAAGTCTATGGCGTAGATAGTAGGGACATCTGGGTATTTGATGGTTCTAACTTTGCTTCACTTGGCAACCAAAAGGTTAAGAATTACTTCTTTGCTAACCTAAACCAGACTTATGCTGACCGCATGTTTATGGTCAACAACACACAAAAGAATCAAGTAGAACTTTACTATCCTGACCTAACCTCTACAGGCTGGTGTAACAAGATGCTGTCTTGGAGGTATGACCTCAAACTTTGGAATGCTCCAAGAGATGTGGCTAACGCTTGTATGGCAACAGAAACTCCTGTTTACAGTGGATCAGCATTTAACTATGCTTCTCGCACTGTTGCGTATGCGCGTGGTAATGTCAGTGGCTCTAAGATCAGACAGACCAACATAACCAATGGCTTTGCTGGCTCTGCTATTCCTGCCCTGTTTGAGCGTACTAATGCCACACTACAGACCGCTGAAGGACCTGTTCCTTACTCAGCCAAGGTCTATGTCCACCGAATCCTTCCAGAGGTTGTAGGCACTGGGACTATAAACATTACTGTTGGCGGTGCTAACTCTGCTGCTCAGACTCCTCTTTATGGACAAAAGGCAACAGTCAGTATCGTTACAGACAATCCTTGGGTAACTACTCAACAAAACACTGTCAGAACTATGGCGGTCAAAGTTGAGTCTAATGATGCAACAGACACTTGGAATGTCCCAGCCCTTAACTGGCAAGCCACCATTACTGAGGATGCGTACTAATGCCTTTCTTTCTTGACGGCAATCCAACACAGTCTGAAGTCTCAGAGGCGGTTAACTACCTTCTTAGTAACTTTACACAGACTGTAGAAGCAGACCCAAGTACAGGACAGGTAAGTGGTCCTACAGGTGCTGTTACTGGATACCTGTACAAGTACATATCAGTCAAGTACGCTGACAGCTTTGATGGCACTGTTAACTTCAGCAATACGCCTACTGGAAGACTGTATTACGGCATTAGAAACTCTGACGACAGCACCGAATCTACTAACCCTACCGACTATCTTTGGTCGCTAGTAGCAGGTGGTTTTGGGTCAACCAAGTACCTCTATTACATAACTACTGGTGGCAGACAGATTCAGTTTGCTGTATCTACATCTGTTCCTAATACAGGTTGGGTTATTGATCCTGCTACTGCTATTGATCTAGATGTAATCAGCGGTGCTAACGGTCCTGCTAACTTTGTAGTGATCCGTATAACTAATAGTTCAACTGCACCAACAGATGCTGAATGTATTGCTGCCGTAGGAAGAACGCCTATTGCTAACGATATGTGTACTATTAACTATAACAGTGGCATATCTTCTATAGTCTATAAATACACCACTGGCTGGGCAGTATTTCAAACATACATTACTGGCGACATCATTGTTGCCGCGACTATTGTGGCTGCCAACATTGCTGCCAATACGATTACTGGATCAAAGATTGCTGCCAACACCATTACGGCTAGTAACTTGTCTGTTGCTCAGTTATCAGCAATCAGTGCAGATATGGGAACACTAACGGCTGGAACGATCAGGTTGCCCGGAACTGGCACTAGTTACATAGTTGTTGATGGTGCAAACAACCGCATAGATGTTTACGATAGTGGCACACTGCGTGTCAGACTGGGGCAGTTGTAATGGCTTATGGTCTACAAATCTTTGATTCATCAGGCAATAAAACGCTAGATGTAAGCGATTCGTTAACCAAGACTATTGCTACCTTTGTAACAACGACATCAAATGGTTCTGCGGTTTATGCGGAACTTGCAGGTGGTCGGCCTTGGGTTGCCGCCTATCGTGTGCCTACTAGTACTGCAACTCAATATGGAGCAGCAATTGTCACAGTATCTGGAACCACAGTTAGTTGGAGTTACTATACTTTGCCTTCTGGTAATCGTGCGCCTATGCGCGTATTTGTGGGCATATATTAAGATGGCCTACGGACTTACTGTTTACAACACCACCAATAACTTGGTGATTGATAACACCTATAAAAACATGGGGTTACGGAGTAAAACTGCTTTTTCTTTAGGCAGTGGTGGCGAGCAGACTATTACCCTGTCAGGCGCAAACAATCCTTTATTGTTTATCAGTTCTTCCAACCAAGTAGGCGTGATTGAAGCAGGTTTGTCAGGATCAACCTATACATGGGTTATCAGAGCTGCCGCCTCTTCTTCAGGCAATGTTTATGTGTTTGATGACCCAGTAAATGCAACATCTACCTATGGTCTAAAAGTACTAGATTCATCAGGTAATCAAGTGTTTAACTCTGATAACAAATACATCCGAGTGGTTGATGTGTTTAGTTGTAGTTTTTCAGGCAATGGTTTTAACACCACCGCCAACACTCCGACTATAAATAGATCGTATTCATCTGGTAGCTATGCGGTTTGCATGGCAACGCCTAGGGCTGGATTTGATGGGGCTAACACTAGCGTTATTCGCACTGATGCCATTACGACTACATCTACATCTATCAGCATATCAAACACTATCACCAAGTCTTTTGCAGGACCTTGGTCATCTCACACGGGTTTATTAATCACAAGTGGCAGTGTTTTAGCCATGACTATTGACGTAACAGGATACTAATATGGGATATTCAGCACAGGTTCAACAAAGCCCAAACCAACAATCTGGAAAAGGGCAATCTGCCACACCACTTATGGGTATGAATGGAGTTGTAACCAATTCAGCAACTTCTGGGCAACCTCGCGTAGGTCAGCCAAACCTGTATCCCAATACTGTGGGTATGGGGGATAATACCCAACAACAACCTAATCAAGCGCAAGCTAAGGGCAAAGGAGCGTAATTATGGGATCAGGCAAGTCATCAGGTACACAACAAGTCATATTAACGCCTGAGCAAAGAGAGGCAATAAAAGCCCAAACCGACTTTTTAACAAGTACAGCGTTTCCCGCTTACCAAAAAACTATTGGTGAGGCTGCAGATGTATATAACAGAGTAGCGCCTGAAGCAAAAAATGCCGCTCAAAATGCTATGAACGTAGCAGAGCGCTCAGGAGCCCAACAAGAAGTTGCTGGCGGTGCTGCCCTAGGCTTAGGTCTTCAAGGACTAGCCTCTTTATACAATAAAGACTATAAGAAAGAACAAATTGATGCTGCCCTACAGTCTGGCAGAGAATCTGGTCGTGAACTGGTAAACCAACAAACTGCTAGTTATGGCGCTGCTGGTGGCCTAGGTTCTGCTAGAAGCGCATTAGCCAACGCGAACCTTGCATCTTTACAAGAACAACGCCAAGGAACTGTTGCCGCAACTACTGGTGCTGGCGTGGAAGCCAACCGTATGTCTGCTGGACAGGCTCTTACAGGCGCTGGTTTACAGGGTCTTACCCAAGCACAACAGTCTGCCGCATCAAGAATTGGTTTTGCACAGACCCCACAGGACGTGCAATCTAAATATGCATCAGTTATCTATGGTGTGCCTCAAGGTAATACAACTCCTAATTTTGCTGGAACTCAAGGATCAAATAGTTCAAGTAAAGGTAAGGGAATAAAAATCTAAGGAAACATATGACTATTGATTTTAATAAATGGGTAAATCCCGGTCAGTTTTCTAACCTAAATGAATTGACAGGTTTCGATGAGAGAACTGGCATGCAAGGCTTAATCTCATCTCAAATTGGTGGTCAAGGCATAGGTGGTGCAGCAAAGTCTGCCCTTATGGGTGCTGTAGAAGGTGCTGGAACAGAGGGTGGCGCTTTAAGTGGTGCTATTGCAGGAGCCAAAGCACCGTTTCAAAAAGCATTTGATACCTTTTCAACCAAAGCAAATGACCTTACGACAAAAGTAGGTGGTGCTGCCCAAAGACTTGGGTTTGATTACACCTCTAACCTTAACAAGATAGACATGGAGTAGTCATGGCAGAAGTAATAGCACCTCCAAATAATACGCCCTTAGCGCCTGTTCCACCGGGTATGGCAACTGTGCAAGGCAGTCCTGTTGCGCCTGTTGTTGCACCTCCACCAGAAAACGTGGCTGTTACTACGCCTCCTGCTGATTCTGGTCAAGCGGTGGGGTTTAAAGACTTACCCCCTAGAGCGCAACAAATTGGTGCGGCTGCTGCTAGTGGTGACAAGATTGCGCTTGCAGATTTAGTACAAAAGACAGATAAAGAAACTGCTAACTATCATCCTAATGTCCAACCTCAATGGGGCAAGATGTTCGTTTCATTTCTTTCTAGAAATTATGGTGATGTTTACAAGTACTTTAACGGTGGAGCTACCAAAGAAGAGATTGCTAAAACTCCTACTGGTGACGAAGTAATTAAAGTATTTAATGAGTTTGGTGATACTGGTATTTACAAAGATCGTAAGACTGGTAAAGAACTTACACCATCACAAATTAAAGAGTTAAACAATCGTGGTGGGGCAATAAGCGCATCTGACAAGATTGCTCTTGAAACCACTAATTGGAAGAATGCTCAAAACACTGCTAAGTTAGCAAACGATGGCTTTGCAAGTCAATTGCAAGCTGCTCAACAATCTGCTTATGCTGCTGCCAATACTGCCGCTTCTTCAAACAACAACTTTGAAGAACAGATCAAGTTAGCAAAACGCATTCCTCATGTATTAAATTACATCAGTACTTTGCCAGCGGCAGAGCGTCAGCAGTTACTTGGTTACATAAACCGATACAACACTAACAACCAGAATTTACAGAAGTCCACAGAAAAAGGTGGCGGTGTAAATGTTGGTGACACTAAAAATCTTAATGTGGGTGTTGGTGGAAAACTTGGTGCTTCTAACGAGGCAGGTACAGGTGTTGGTAATGTTGGCCTCACTGCGGGTGCATCAGCAGGTACACAGACCAATGTAAACGAGCGTGAAACCAACGCTGCTAATAGTGCTGTTGGTAAAACACTGCAAGATCAGCAAAACTTGCAATCTATCATTAGCCAAAAACTACAAGGTGTCATTAAAGATGGTGCTGAGTTCCAAGCTTTTATTAAGATTCAAGAGTTGAATAATGCAAATCAAATTGCGTTGAAAGATATTCCTGATAACGTAAAGCCACCGGGCTGGTCAAACATGATTACCACCGATCCTTACTTAGGCGGTGCTGAGGCCATGATCACTAATAGTGCTAAAGGGCAAATGAACAATGCTTTGTTGGCTGCTTGGACTTCTGAAATATACAAATCACAAAGACGAGCCGCTAAGACTGGTGTTCAAGAAGACATGAAAGAACTTTACGACAACTTTGCCAAGTCAGATATGGCTAAAGCAATTGCCAATACTCATGTGGACAGAGAAGCAAAACACCTTGGTAGACCAAGTACGTTAAAGAAGGGTGACTTGCTTGTTGACAGACAGCACAACATCCTTCAAGCGCAATGATCGGATAAAACATGGAACCCAGCAAATATCCTTCAGTATCACTTAATAAAGTAGATCAAGAAGTTCATAACTTTGAGAATACACCTGCTGCTCAACCTGCTGTTGTTCAACAACAAAATGCTGCTGCTCAGGCTGCTGGTGTAGCGCCTCCTGCGACTTCAGCGCCTACTATGGGTAGACCGCCTGTGTCTTCACCTGCGGTGTCTACGCCTAGTTTGGCTACATCTAATCCTGAGTTAGACGTATCTAATCCTGATTTAAAAGGCATGAAGGACAGAGTTTTAGAAACTAACAAAAAACTGCAAGAGGAAAATCCTAATCCATCTTTGCCTTTAAGTAATAAACAAATTGGTGGACTTGTTGCCGCTACTACTGGTGTTCTTACTGGTGCTTATTTAATAAATAAATCACTGGAACGACAAGAAAAGAGAAGAGAGAACTCTATTGCTGCCAGACGCATGAATGCCAATCCGCAGATGGATGTGAACACTGCTGAACCAATTTTGAAACCTAATACACAGCCGTCTGACTTATTGTCAAACCATACAACCTTTGGAAACGATGATCCAAACAAGTGGTCATCAGTGCTAGACGACTACGAACCTAACTCAACTAGAAACAGCATTCCAACACTTGATGAAGAACTAAATAGAGCAAGTTCTAATATTGATATAGAGGGAGATGTTGGCAACCGTCCTAAATCAGGCATGGACATTGTTGAATCAGGTTCTGGCAATGCTGCAAAGAAAGAAATTGCTAGCGAACTTACAGCCAAAGGACAACCTGTAAAACTTGAGCCTGTTAATCCGTTTGAAGGTTCTACAGAGCTTAGAACTGGTACTGGTAAACCTGCTTTTGAAGGTGTTAATCCTGAAGGCAAACTGCGCTCTAAATACAAAAATATACAAGATGTGCCTAAAGGTTTGGCCTTTATTCCTAACGCGCAATACATTGATGTGCCAAGGAATGAAGTTGGTCAGGTTACATACACTGAAAGATATTCAAACCAAGATTTTCCTAAAACCAATGAACAAGCCAGAAAAGAGGCTGGTGAGATCAATCGTTCTTTAGGCAGAGAGACTAGAAAAGAACTAGAGGCTAGAGGTGTTAAACACCAAGACATGCCAGAGCCGACTAAAGGCATCTTAGAAAAAATTGGTGGAAAGAATGGTTCTAAGGTTGTAACCGTTGGTGGCGTTGTAGGCGCACTGACTGCTATTCCTAATCTTGTTTATGCTGGTCAAGGCGCACAAGAGAAAGATGTGCAAAAATCATTTGGTAGCCTAATTCAAGGTGGCGGTCAGTTCTTAGGTCCGTTGGGCGCATTGGCTGGTGAGATATTTGGTATATCCCCAGAGGATTTAGAAACTGTTCGTAAAGCAGAGCAAGCAAGAAAAATAGGGGGCGGTAGAGGTATTGCTCCCCCATCAGCCTATCAGAGATAACTATGGACTCCGTTACACATCAACAAATCTATGATCGTCTAGTTGCTGTCGAAGGCAAGGTAGATGATATTGATACCAATACAAAAGTGCTTGTAGATGGTTTTAAGGCCATGCAGGGTGCTTTTATTGTTCTTGGTTGGTTAGCCAAGGCTGCTAAACCGATCTTCTGGGTTATTGCTGCTTGGGGTGCTGCCACTTTGTTTTGGGAACAGTTCCTGAAAAAGTGATGTGTTCGATCCATTAACGATTGGACTAGCCTTTAAGGCAATGCAAGCTGCATACGATGGCATATCGTACTGTTGCGAGGCTTTGAGCGAGGGTAAGGTAGCGATACAAAAGGTAAAAAAGGCAACAGATGACATTAAAACAATCACCAACGATGCCAAAACAATCTGGGGTTTCTTCTCAGGGCTCTTTGGAGGCAAGGCCAAGCCATTACCCACCGCTGAAGCCAAGCCTGTGGTCAAAAAGAAGGAACAGTACACCACCCACGTACCTAACGAATCAGAAATTGTCCAACAGTTTATTGGACATCTAGGTGCATTTTTCAGACATCACAAGGAGTTAACCGAGTATGTGGAAATCAAATATGAAGAAGTATTTGCAAGCGCTGATCCAGACCCTGAAACGATTTTGGAACTCTCTGTTTACAAAAACGAACTAGACCAGTCCTATGTCAAACTAAGTGGAATGATGCGTGGTGCAGGTGTACCTTCGCAACTCGGACCACTATGGGAAAACTACAACCAGATTTACTCCAAGGTACAAGCAGAACAACAGAAACGCAAGGAGCAAATTAGAATCAGGCGACAGATTGAAGCCTACAAACGTGAAAGGTTTAGGCAAGAAAAAGTTGAACTCAGCATGGGATTGTTCTTGGTGCTAATCATAGTTTCTTGGCTATACGCTGTATGGATAAATTCATTTACAGAGGGATTCTCATACTAGTTTGCGTGATATTGGCAATCATCTTAATTATTACCCCTGTGATGATTATGATGTGGATCAAGATTCAAAAGGCAGAGATTCGGATTGAGCGCAAAGAAAGACAAGTAAATCAACAACTTAGAGAATTAAGAGAAAAATGAAATATCTAATACTGTTACTTTTCTTGGTTGCATGTGAAGATAGATATAGATACTTTTGCCAAGACCCTAAGAACTTTCCTGCCAAGCGCTGTCAGCGTCCTGATTGCCTGTTCACCCAAGATTGTCCCGATTACCTCGTAGCACCTGTACTGGAGAAACAAGTTGTCCAACCCCCCCAAGTTCCATCCGAACCGGCTTCTAACCCAAGAGGAAATTGAAGTACGAGTCTGGGCCTCCGTGGTCCTGATCGTTACTGTCATTCTTGCCGGCATAGTGATGTTTATGCTCTACAGCCTCGCCTTTGTTGTCCAACCAATCAAGAGCATGGCTCCCATCGACCAATCTTTTTCTAAGATGCTCAACGACATAATTTTGCTCATTGTCGGAGGGATAGGCGGGGTAATGAGTCGTAAGGGCGTACAAGCAACAAGTGAAAAGATTTCTCAAGTAGTTAACCCAACACCACCGCCTCCTAGCACTCCACAAACAACCACTGCTTTGTATTCAGGCGCATTGCCTGTATGGGTTAATCCTCCGCTGGATGAGGAATGGAGAGCGCCACCACCACCTACTACACCTGCTGACTATGTCGATCCTGCAAAGGAAGAGATAGCGCATGAACGGGCTTTAGCAAAGGGTGAGCAATGATTCCTAATCCTTGGGTCATATTAGGCGTTCTACTGGCCTTGGCTGGCTTCTATGGCTATGGACACCATAAGGGCTGGAATGATCGGGATGCTGAGATGCAAGCCGAGATAGCCGTAAAGAACGAAGAGGCTCGAACCAAAGAGCAAGAGTTAACCAAACAGATCAACGACCAATCGTACAAACTTCAGGAGGCCAATAATGCCATTACTCAAAAGCAAACTGACATTACTAAGCTTATTAATTCTGGCAGGGTGCGCCTCCAAGCCACAGGTTGCGTACAAGCCAATCCAAGTACCCCCGCTCCCAGCGGAGATAGGAACACCGAGGCCAGTGAATCTGACAGAGCAACTCTCCTCGCTATTGCAGAAATCATCGCCCAAGGCGACAGAAACACCGCCCAACTCAACCAGTGCATCCAAGCCTACAACCAAGTAATGGGAGCAGTTAATGGTCAACGCTGATCAACTAAAACGCCTACACATCGGTCCTGAGTGGGTAGATGCACTTAATCAAACTTTTCAAAAGTTCAGCATCAATACGATTAACCAACAGGCTATGTTTATAGGCCAATGCTCACATGAGTGTGGCAACTTTAGGTTGTTGGAAGAGAATCTAAATTACAAGGCTGCCACTCTAATGAAGTTGTGGCCTAAACGCTTTCCTACATTGGAGAAGGCCAATGAATTTTCTGGAAATCCTCGCAAGATCGCAAATTCTGTTTATAGCCTACGCATGGGTAACCGTGACGAAGCTTCTGGTGACGGTTTTCGTTTCCGTGGTCGCGGAATTATTCAGCTCACTGGACATAGCTCTTATTTTCACGCAGGTAAAGCGCTGGGTGTGGATTTTGTTGCTAATCCTGACCTTGTATCTAGTCCACAGTATGCTGCCCTTACTGGGGGATGGTTTTGGGATACCCACAAGCTTAATGAACCAGCAAATGCCCTTGATTACGGGCGCGTCACGAAGCTGATTAACGGAGGTTTGATAGGGTTAGACGACCGCATCAAGCATGTCCAACAGGCTCTAGCGGTACTGGCCTAATCATTTTCTTGGCTAAACCATAGGACAGCGAATAACACGCCTACTCCTATTAGCGCACCAAGAAACAGCAAGACAAAGATAGTGAGGATTGTTTCAATCATGTGTTCTTCTCCTTGAGTTTGGCTTCAATGGCTTTGGCAAAAGACTTGGCATCAACACCATCCCAAGGTATTTCATCATCATCCGTCAGCCCAACCCATGTGCGCTGTGGTGGGGTGGCGTACTGTTGAGCAAATTCAGCCATCCAACAAGCAATGTCGTTTGATAATGGTGTGCCATCAATAAATTTCTTCCACAGAAATTTTGATTCAACAATTTGTTGCGCTTCTTTTCTAAGGTCGGCCCACGCCACAGGCTCTTGCTCTGGCTGTGCCAAGGCTTCTTTGATGGCGGTGATGGCTTTGTCGTATCCGCAGTTGCATGGCGGGTATTCTTCGGGAGAGGCATACGTTGGGAATTGATGACACCAGTTGTAGTGTTCGCCAAACTCTTCCAACGCCTTAAGCGCCAGTTCTAATGCTTGTCTCATAGTTTTGCGTAGTTACGTTTACTAGGTTTGACTGCTCTGGCATACACATTGAACTCCTTTGGCCTTAGAAAGTCTGGTGCTAGACCTTTGATAGTACCGAAGTTAGGGTCCTTTTGTCTTTGTTTCTCAGCAAACACTGTTGCTGCCTGTGAGCCTTTAGATGATGCCCTTTGAGCCGCTATCAGGTCAGCATGGTAGGTCATGATGTAGTCTGGATCAAATGCGTTCATGCTAGTGTCCACTCCCTTTCTGAACGACCTGCGTCCGAGTAAACAGTTTGGCCTGTAGTAGCTACTAGTCCTACTTTCTTTAACTCAGGAAGTCTCCGTGCCACTTGGTTTGGGTTCAACCCAGTCAGTCTGGCGATCCCGTCTTTGCCCAGAGGTCCATGCTCTAACAGACAGTTGTAGATCAATTGCATGTGCTGAGGTGCTACCTTTTTTATCTCCTGTGCTGCCATGTGACTTGTAAGGGGATCGGCTTTTCGGGCTCTGAAGAATTCTAAGAACTTCACGGGGTAACTCCTTTGATCTGTAAATGATTCCATGCTCTCTTGTCCATAATTCATGACAACGTCCTTGCTTTTGCATTTTCAATTGATATTCTGGTGTGCAGTCTTCACAAATAAGTGCCGGCTCATTTGCTCTGTATGCATCCGCTCTCCACATGTAGTACTGTTCATCTGATTCAAAACAGTCTGGGATGTGGGTTTTGTTGGGGTTCATAGGTTTGTCGGGGGCATCGATAAACAAATCAAATTGCACTCTAGCCCCCTGTTAGTTAGTATTGCCAAGTAACTGCTTTAACAGCCCACATTTGTGCAGTTTGCACATCAGTAATTGCAATAGATAACATGCGTTTCATTTCAGGGTTAGATGATGCTTCTCTTGTGTTGTTTAATTTGTCCACAATCGATGCAAATTCTTCCTTTATAAGAGCTACATGTTGTAACCCACCGGGATTAAAACTTACGCCACAAGCTTTTTCGCCATAAGTAAGTTCTCTTTGTTCTTGCATAATATTTCCTTTATATTTTATTAGCCTAAAAGGGCACGTCCGAGTCCATGTCAATCACAGAGTTCTTCCGTGTTGGCTCTTCCGCTTGTCGTTCAGGAAATGTTGCTTTGGCCTTTTGAAGTACCACATCACCGAAATCCTTACTAGCATAGATAAAGTTGAAGTAAGTATTGTCTTCGTTTTTCTTTGAGGGAAACTTAACAAACTCACCGTTCTTGCCCTTCATCAAACCACATCCCTTGATGACAATAAAAGGGTCTTTGCCCTCTTTGGTTGCTAGAGATAGGTTAAACGTAGGCCACTTACCATCACGCCATTCAATATTGATTTCCATATTAGCCTTTTGCTTTCTTAATTGCTGATCTAGTCCCTGAAGACAACTTGTCCCAGAGCCACACTTTTTGTTCGTCATCTAGCATTGCTTCGTCTAGCATTTGTGCTGCTTCCTTTGCTTTGCCATTGCCGACCAGTACCTCACAAGATGTTGCCATCTCCATGAGAAACTCTTGATCCTCCTCGTTAACCGTTGGGCTACCTTTAGGAGTAATTATTGGTGCATCACCTTTGCGTCCTGTTGTCGCATCAAGTGCATCGTGTTCTACGATCTCGAGCGCTGCAACCCACAAATATCTGCGTAAGTATGTCTGTACTGCGCCTAGGTTTTGGACCTCATGACAGCCCTTTAAAGCTGCTGTAGACATGGGCGAAGACAGGGCAATCACTTCGTCTGGTTTATCAGTGTTAAAGATGTCCATAGTGGCAATCTCAGGACCGAAACTGATCACTGATGTAAGTCCTACTTCTTTAAAGATTTGTAACGCAGGAATGATGAAGTCCCCAAGTTCAAAGTAGTAGTAATTAGCAAACTTATTGTGACCAGACTTCTTGAGTTTTGAAGAATGGAATTGCTCACGGGCTAGATTTAGTTTTTGATAGACGTTCATTTGTTTACCTTTGCATATGCTTTGTCAAATTCTTCGTTGATGATTTCTTTTTGGTCTTCTTCGTATAGATCGCCAAAAGTCACAAAGTGATTCTCTTGGCAACAACTAAAGCTTTCTTGTGGTTGGCAACAATAGCAACAGTAAAGTTGATCTGATGCCAAAAATTCTGCACGGATGGCTTCATAAAAACTTTTAGATTTCATTGGATTCCCTTTGCAATATATTTTCCAAACGTTCAATTGTTCTGTCGCGCACTAAGTTAATAATGTTTGTGCCATCAACGGTTTGTATCTCGTCAATGCTGAACATGTTCTCGTAGATGCGGTGGTAGATAAGGATAAGTTTGATGTCATCAAACGTGATGTGACGCACATATTGGCCTGTCTTTAGATTCCATGTGGTGTAGTTTTCCGACCATTCCATGCTATTCCTTTACAAAAAATAAAATTAACCATGTCCATACCATTACTGCCAAACTTCCAATAAAAAGATCGTAGGCTGATATTTTTGAGGGGGGTGCTTCAATAGGATTGGTGTAGTCCTGTGGGAAAGCTTCTCTAAGCGATCTTGGATACACCCGTGTACTGTCGTTGACACCATCAATACTCCCGATCCAATTGATCTTTGATTTCTTTGACGATTTTGTTGTGTTCGGCATCCGTAAGAGCCCCTGATATTTCTTCGCCTTGCCTACTGCCATCTTCATCTCCTGCGTAAATAACTTCGTATTCATAAAAGTCTGGCTCACCAACACTTGGATCACCATCAATCACGGTATAGCGCACATCACATGGACCCCAGTCACCTAGGTCTACTGTTATTTCATCCATAAATGTCTCCAAAAGGGTCGCCAAAGTTTTCATTAATACCTGAGCGGTGATTTAAAAATCCGTTGTTGGTTTGTTGGATAAGTTCACCGTTTTGGGCTATCCAGTTATCGCCAGACTTGACAAAGGTTTTGCCGTTCTGGTCAACCATTACATCGCCTATGGTTGTGTAAGTATTGTTGGAGAAGGGGTTAGTCTTGAACATGTTCCTGCTCCACATCATTTGCAAATGCCACTTCGCGTATGTAAATAATGACATCTGTCAAACTATCAAACTGCATGTTGCAGTGAGTGTTTATCAGTTCCAGTTGAATGGCTCTACCAACCTTGTATCCGTCCTGCCACGCTTGCAAGTAATCCATACATATCCTTTCTTAATCACTTGTGTAGTCGCATCGTACATCAACCTAGGCACTAGTCAAAACAATTGTTTCTATCAGTATTTGTTAGTCAATAGATATTTCCAATCACCGACTATATGTCTTCAGTTACTATACCTAGGTCTTATAGAAAGGAAGCATATGACCCCACAAGAACTATTTAAACTTGCTAACCCGTACCAAATATCTAAGATTTTGGGCATCACACCATCAAGCTGCTACAAGTGGAACAAGACCGGAGAAATCCCGCCTTTACGCCTGTACGAGTTAAAAGAAAAGAAGCCGGAGTGGTTCAAATGAGTTACAGCGACATAGAAATGAAGGTTATCCAATGGTCTGAGGCTCGCAAGATCATTCCTAATAGCACCCCTATAGCCCAGTGGAAGAAGGCTATGGAAGAGATGGACGAACTGCGGGATGGTATCGCTTGGGATAAGCCAGAAGAAACCAAAGACGCTGTAGGCGATGTGATGGTTTGTTTGATCAACATCTGCGCCCTGTTAGACATTAACTTGGTGGACTGCCTGAAATTGGCCTACGAAGAGATTAAAGACCGCAAGGGTTACATGAATGAAGAGGGAATCTTTGTAAAGGAAACCAAATGAGCCAAGTGACTATAGTCGTAACTGACAAAGATGATGGCACGTTAAGCGTTGCTATACAGGCAGAGGCTGACGAAGGTGGGTCACAGGCTCATCAGGTGAGCTTGATGTTTTTAGACATGTTGAAATCATTGGAAAAACCACAAATCATTACAGGGGAATAGCATGGGATGGGCAATAGGATGGACTTGTTTTTGCGCTTGGTTAACTCATATCTTCTTTTGCTTTGGAAGCATGGCATGGGGATTTTTGTTGGCAGGCGCTATCTTCTTTCCAATAGGAATCCTGCATGGGTTCTACCTTTGGTTTCACTAGGAGCAATGTATGGGTTTTGAAGACTTTTGGAAGGCATGGCCTAAATCTGTCCGTAAGGGCGGTAAATCAACCTGTAAAGCCAAGTGGGATAAGTTAAAACTTGATCTACAGGCTGACCAGATCATTAAGCACGTTGCGTGGATGAAGACTACCGATGCGTGGACCAAGTCTGATGGAGCGTTTATTCCTGCGCCTTTGGTCTACATCAACCAACAGCGTTGGGACGGGGCTGAAGTGCCTGAAATGACACTAAATGTCAATGTGAACTTTATCGATCCTGCTATTGAGAAGGTCAACAGGGATAGGGCAACTGCTGCACCTATGCCACCAGAAATAAGAGCAAAAATGGAAGAATTAAGACGTTCTATCAAAATCCATTAAAGTTGTGTATATAATCCAAACCGTTGTCGTGATAAGCAACATGTTGAAGCCGTTTACTCATGCGTCTGAAGCCTTAAAAAAGCTTCTTATCACCGGACGCAGTAGTAAGCGGCTTTTTTGTTTTCACGATGACCGTCAGGGCGCGTTAGCTGATGGTCTGCATGGACTGAACCCAAGAAACACCGAACCTAGTACACCCCTAGCGTATCGAACAGCGTTGATTAGGCGACTGTTAATCCCATTGGTACTGCGGTGGAATACAAGCCAATGTGGGAAGCGAACTAATTCGTCAAGCGCACTTGGGGCTTTTTTTGTTTTATATCAATTAAGTCTGGAGCGGGAAGGCTAGAGATTGTCTCTATCCACCCTTGGAGAAACTATGTCTAAAGGAAAAGTAATGAATAAAAGAATACTTTGTTGGTTTAGTTGTGGGGCTGCATCTGCTGTAGCAACAAAATTGGCTATTGCTGAAAACGCAGGTAAGTTGCCATTAATCATTGCTTACACAGAAGTAATTGAAGAACATCCTGATAACAAACGATTTATTAAAGATTGTGAAAAGTGGTTTGGTCAAGAGGTCGTCATTCTTGGAAATGATCGGTATGAAAGATCAATTTATAAAACATTTCAAACTTCAGCAATGAATATTAGAGGAGCTTCTCCTTGTACGCAATTGTTAAAAAAGAAAGTTAGATTAAAGTTTGAACAACCTAACGACCTGCATGTATTTGGTTATACATCTGAAGAACAAGATAGATATGACCGTTTTTTAGATGCAAATAACATAGATGTATCAGTTCCATTAATCGATAGAGGATTGTCAAAAATAGACTGTTTGGCAATGCTTGAAAATGCTGGAATAGAACTGCCGGCAATGTATAAGCTTGGCTACCACAATAACAATTGCATAGGATGTGTGAAAGGTGGCAAAGGATATTGGAACAAAATTAAAGTTGATTTTCCAGAACAATTTGATCGTATGGCAAAGTTGGAACGTTTTAAAAAACAGACTGTTTTAAAAGACGTTTATTTAGATGAATTGCCACCAGATGCTGGTAACTATCCTCAAGAACAAAACATTCAATGTGGAATTTTTTGTCACATGGCAGAGGAAGATTACAAATGAACAAACAAGAAGCACACAAAATACTTGATAATTACAAATCAAATTCATTAATCAGCATCAACCGAGCATTGATAGCCACTGGCGACCTAGATGTTTACCAAGACCCGACAAGACCTAGTAGAGCATTACGCCAAGATGGCTTTGAGTCCTGCTACGTTAGATTACGCGAGATGCAGAGTGCGGGAATTGGAGAAGGATTCAACTGGACTATGGACTGGAATAGGAAAAGAAATCGCAATGAAGATTAAAGAATTGAAGGGGAATCATGAATGAGTTGGCTTTATTCGCGGGTGCTGGTGGAGGAATACTTGCCGGACACTTGCTTGGGTGGCGAACCGTCTGTGCAGTCGAGTGGGAACCCTATCCCGCAAGCGTACTGTGCGCCCGACAAAATGACGGTTTTCTCGAAGCTTTCCCGATCTGGGATGACATTCGCACCTTTGACGGACGACCTTGGCGAGGAATTGCTCAAGTCATATCGGGAGGCTTTCCTTGTCAGGACATCAGTATCAGCGGAAAGGGAGATGGCCTCGAAGGCCAACGAAGTTCCATGTGGTACGAAATGGCGAGGGTGGTTAGCGAAGTACGACCCAAGTACGTCTTCGTGGAAAACTCCCCAGTCCTCACTATTCGGGGAGGAGTCCGAGTCATTGGAGACCTTACCGAGATGGGGTATGACTGTAAATGGACTGTTATGGGAGCAGCCGATGTTGGAGCCCCACATCAGCGCGACAGAATCTGGATTCTTGCTACCGACACCAACAGCATCCATGATGCCGTGCGAGGGGACGGTGAGGATCATGAGAAAGCATTGGGAGAGCGGAGAGTTCACACTGGAGGAGGCTTCAGCAATAGCCGGCAGGGATGTGAGGAAGTCGCAGGGCAAAGTACAGGCATGGCCTACACCGAGCGCCAGCATGGGCAACAGGGGAACGCAAGCGGAATGGACACCAATGCGGAAATCAGGCCACACCGCGCAGTACACGTTAAACCAAGCATTACGGGACTCCACAGGGAAAATTGGCAAACCGAACCCAAGTTGGACCGAGTGGCTAATGGGGTGGCCTATGGGATGGACAGACTTAAAGCCGTTGGCAACGGACAAGTCCCTTTGTGTGCAGCCACTGCTTGGAGAATCTTGAATGAGCATTAGCATTTGTTTTTATGTAGACACTACGCCTATCCCAAAAGGCCGGCCTAGGTTTCGTAGCATGGGTAAGTTTGTACAAACGTATACCGACAGCAAGACTAGGAGTTTTGAGGAACTTATTGCTGAACAGGCTAAAGAAGCAATGGGCGACATGGAGCCACTAGAAACGCCTTTAACAGTGTTTTTGCACTTCACGCTACCTATACCTGTCTCAGCCACAAAAAAGGTCAAGGAAGCCCTTTTAAACGCTCCACACACCAAAAAACCCGACATAGATAACCTTTGTAAGTCGGTGCTAGACGGAATGGCAAATATTGTCTTTAAAAACGATGGACAGATTTCATCGTTACATGCAACAAAAAAGTATGGCAATACTGGGTTTATCAATGTGCTGATCCGAGAAGAGAATGAATGAGTCTTTTTATGAAAGGCACATGAAGAAGCCTTGGTGGTGGTGGGACAGGTTTGTGGGACCTAGAAAGCCAAGAGGTGGCAAACGTAAGGGAGCCGGCAGACCTAAACCAAAAAAACCTTATGTGGATGGATTGACAATAGTCGTAAAGTTGAATAATATACAACGACTAGCCCTAGAAGAGATGGGCGGTGGTGACCTTAGTAAGGGCATCGAAGCATTGGTAAATCAGTATATGTAAAGGAAATGTATGAAGATCGATACAGTATTTGTTAACCCTCCGATAGGCGATAGAAGCTGTGATTGGCAAGCCACGATGGATGACTATGAGCCGGGCTGTCCAATAGGGCGTGGTCGCACAGAGGATGAGGCTATTGAAGACTTGATGGAGCAAATGGGTGAAAAGACTTGCCCACATTGTGGCTCTGAGGAATACGATACTTACTGGACTAGCCCTGCTGTGGGCGACCCAAGTACAAAGTATTGTGTTTGTACGCATTGCGAAAAAGAATTTCCACACAGGGGGTAAAAATGGAAAGAAAACCTATTGGCATGTCCGTTCCTATGCGGATTACTATGGAAACACCAGAAGAAAAAGAAGCCTTTAATGAAGTAGAACGCAGAAGCAAAGTAAAGCAAGAAATCCTAAACAGTCCCAGTAAGGAGGCCAAACTGATAGCAGAGGTCACCATGCTGACAGAGGCTGTAAGGATTTTGTCCAAGAAAGTAGATGAATTGGAGAAAAAGCAATGACAGACGAAGAAGCAATGAAATGCATAGACTACATAAGAGACAACGCCCCTAAGTTTGCAGAGGCAGAGTCCAACGTGGTGTACATCGAGAACTATTTGAAATCTTTGAAATCAGAACTGATGGCAGAAGAGACAGGTACGCTAGGCGCAAAGGAAGCATTTGCTTATTCACATGCACGATATATTGAACAACTTCAAGGACTTAGAGAAGCTGTGGCTATCAAGACAGAGATCAAGTGGCGCATGGAAGCAGCCAAGTTGAAGTTTGAATTCTGGAAGACCCAACAGTTCAACAATCGGGTTGAGGCTAGGGCTTTATCATGACCAAAGAAGAAATCATTGAACTGGCTAGACAGGCTTCCTTTACCGAAAATAGCGGATTTAAAGGTTGCTTTGTTTGCAATCCTTTGTCTCTTGAATATTTTGCCAAACTTGTTGCAGAAAAAGAGCGTGAGGCACTTGAGGCTGCGTTGTTGAATGAGTTACTCAAAAAAGGTATAGCCTCAAACAGCGATTACATCCAAGGTCGTTGGGATTTGATTGGCGAATTCCAAGATGTTATCAGAGCAAGGGGACAAGCATGACATTACAAGAAATACAAGACCTTGCAGGTCATAGAGATGTGCCACCTTGGGTAGTTAAGTTGGTTGGTGATGCTGTTGCTAGAGAGCGTGAGGCGTGTGCAAATATTTGTGATGAATTTTTTAAAGGAAACAAAAACATAAATTATTCTGACACCATAGCTATATGTATTAGAGCAAGGGCTAAAGCATGACTGAAGATGACGATGACATTCAAGCCTATGTAAAGCCTTGGGTTGGTTTGACAAATGAGGATAAACAACAATTGCATACAGCATGGGTATTAGAAGGTGGATTTGAAAAACTTTGCGATGCAATAGAAACCATATTAAAAGGTAAAAACACATGAGTGGACTGCAATACTTCTTTCTAGGAACTATCTTTGGCCTCATCATGCCAATACTTATGGTCGCTGTGCAAATAGCAATAAAAAAACTGGAATCAAATGTATAGAGATGCTGATCTACTAAAGCTTGCCCAAGGGGCAGAGTGCCTACTAAAGTGCCATCCATACTGCATGGGTGACGAAGGCTCCACAACGGTGGCAGCACACAGCAATCAACTGATACATGGCAAAGGCCGTGGATTGAAGGCTGACGACTGTATGAGCGTGTGGGCATGCACTCGTTGCCATGATTGGCTAGACAGTGGTGGTGAATTGACTAAGAGACAGAAAGCCAAGATATTCGATGATGGCTGGTATCGTCAGGTTCAGAAATGGCATGACTTAGCAGATAATCACACCATAAAGCCTTGGCGCAAAGAAGCAGCCGAGCGCGTACTTAAACATATCGGAGCCCCACGATGAATGAAGCAGCCGACTTTCTATTGATGCTATTGCACTCAAGCACTAATACCCATCTCCTACATTGGACAACAAAGAGTTACTCAGAGCATGTAGCTTTGGGTAAGTTTTATGAGGAAGTTATTGATTTAACTGATCAACTAGCAGAAGTCATGATGGGTAAATACGATGTGACCCCAGTATTCCCAGTTGATTACTATCCACCTGCACCAACAGGCAAAGATGAACTGGAAGCATTGAAATAACATGTAGCAGAAGAAAGACAAAAGCTACCGCAAGACTCTGAGATACAGAACCTAGTAGATGAGATAGCTGCATTGATAGACAGTACCCTGTTTTTGTTAAGATTTGATCGCTCCTAGAAGGTTCAGGACGTTAAGCCAACATTAGAGGATGTCAACGAAGTGTGTTTTTTGGCTTTCTACACTTCCTAGTTGAAGACCAAATCTAGTCCTATTTTTTTCGGGGGCCTCAAAATTTAACGGGGGGGTCCTTTTTTGGTGGGGGGGGTCTTTTTAAAACACGATTTGCCTGTTTTTTAAGCACCAGAGGGGGTAAAACGGAGTAAGCACTCACTAACTTAATAAGTAAGTTAGCACTCACTTACAAAGCGCCCCAGTAAGCGCTTACTAACTTAGCGGTTAAAACGACAAAACCCGTTAAAACCGCGCACAATCGATTAAAGCCCAGCGCCTATACTTACCCCTACAAAATCAAAATAACCCGTTAAAACGCGTTTTAATCGGTTTAAATAATGCCCGAGAATGCATGCATGGATCAGGAAACCAAACCAAAAAACCACGCATGCAAACCCGAGCAAAATCGAAGTGAGCGCCAACTAACTTAGCAAGCCCAAAAAAACGGGGTTTGTGGCCCCGTTTGCTTAGGTTTACCGCGTTAAAAAGATTCTAATAAAACCCAGAATTGATCAGGCAAACAAACCCGCACGATGCACGGGGCCACCAAACGCGTGCAATAGACCAAGCCCCCGCGCACGCCCGTAACTTCGAAAAGTGTTTGGTCGTCAATTGTAGTTATCACGCCCACGTTACCGGCTTGGATCATAGGGCCCCCATTAGTAGCTTTTTTAACTCTGGCACGGTTTTACCCGTTATCGCTGCCAATTGTGACAATGTAAGGTTTAGATTTTGGTCGTAATAATCAATTATTTGTTGATCGCTCATTGTGTGACTACCTTTGCAAAAAACACTTTTTGTACCTTTGCGCGTGCGTTACCGTGCGCGGGAAACCCAATAATTGTTTGCCTATCCGATACCGCGCACAATTTGCACGTTTCACAATTGACGTTATCTCGATAGGTCGCGGGGCACGTTATAACCGTGCGGCCCTTGGGCGTGGTTTGCTTTGTGGGCCCGTCAATTGGCAAAACGGTAACCACGGGGCCCGCATTTTGATCAACTAATTGATCCGCATGGTTTAGGTCGTTTGCCGATAGGTTAACGGTAAACCCCCAATTATTGGCGGCCCTGATCCATTGAAAATTATCCGCATAGTTTGTTTTGTGCGTATACGTAAAACCGCGTTTTCCTTGGTTTGCTGCAACTAGTTCACCAAGGGCCACGGGGTCGATTGTCTCGCCCGCGCCTAATAGGTCGCCCGCTGCGTTATGTCGCCACAATTGGCCCGCGCTTAGGCCTTTGATCGCGCCTAAAAAGTCGCCCCAAGCTAGGCCACGCTCGCCCGTGGTTACTTTGCGCCAATGAATAGCTAACGGCCCGCCCTTTGCATAGCAGCCACCACCGGAAAACGGGCAGCTATCGGGGCAGCTATCGGCCCCCGTTATCGATACGGGTATTGGACCCGTTTTAACGTTTGCGCTTTTTAGGGTTAGTGCCACGTTTATCATTTTGGACCCCCAATATGCACAATTTTCAAATGATCGCGCAAAAAGCCCATAGGGTCGCTAAACCCTTTTTGTAATGCTAATTTGGGGCAGTGGTTTATTTCACGGGCCACAAAGTCGCCCCCAATATCACGGATAAAACCGTGCCCGCTCCAATATCCGTTTGGATCAAGTGAAAGATATAACCAATTTTCGCCCCAAGTAATATCGATAAAATCGGCCCCGTTACCGGCTAATTGTTTGGCTTTGCTAATAACTTGGGCCTTGCTTGGTTTGCGGCCCTGAAAATCAAAATTTTGTACGTTGTTTGGCATGTTTTACCTTTCAAGCGGTTAACCAAATGACAATAAGGGCCACAAAGCCCAAAAAGTAGATAACGCGATCATGTAATGCGGTTTTCATTCTGTAATCCCTTCAATTTTGTTTGCTTCGCTTATTAACCATGCGGTATCGGTTACGGGTGAACTACTGCAGTCAATCTCACCCAAAACGTAGTGCGCGGGGTTTACATCACTGCAAAGCCCCAAAACGTCAAATTGGGACCCGTAGAAAATGACAATTTGGGCGCGTGCGATCGTTTCATTGATCGCGGTGGCACGTGCATGCTCTACCCGCTTTGTGCGTTTGTTGACTATCTCGAATTCGTATTGGCGCATGGTTTAAACCTTTGCAAAACGAATTGACGTAACCACACTATGCGAAGTGTGGGCCGTGATCAATTGGCGACTAGGCTGCAGCTTTTCGCATATGGTTTTATAGTCGATCGTTTCGCGCTCTGATTCGATAACCTTCGCGGTAAACACAAAACCCGCATGGTCGCCCGCGCCTTGGGCCTTAATCGTGGCTTTAATGGTTTCCAATTGTTTTGTAAGAGCTTTAATTTCACTATCTAACGCGCCCGCGTGGTCGATTAGTGCGAAAAGGTCAGGAGTTAAAACAATGGCTTGGTTTGTTGTCGTTTGCATAGTTTGGTTTCCTTTGTGCATAACTAGGTTTTTACGTAACCGCCACAATTAGCGGTTAATTTATACGTGCAAACAACGTGCCACTATATAACCACGCGACTATGCAAACAAAGGACTACATTATTAAATGATGCATGCATGGTATTGGTGCGAAGTAATATAGTAGTGCGTTAATACAGTGCGTAAAGTTACAGTATTGGTGCATGGTGTGGATAGTGTGGATAACTATGGGCTTTGTGTATAACTTGAAATTACCCTTATTCAAGATTATAAAACGGGCCGCGCAAATAAGAGAAAAACCCTAGGCCTTAATTGGCAGCATGTAACGGGCAGCTAATGGGGGCAAACACAAAGCAAAGGGAAACCGTTAAACCCTTGGAACCCGCGCAAACAAAGGGAAACCCTGAATTTGTGTCTCAATTGCACGTATAGGTAAACACAAAGGGATAAGTAAACCCAAACATTCTAAAAACCCCAAAATGATAGGGCGCTCCCTGAGACAAATCACGACCCCTTAGATGCAAACGAGAATCATTCGCATTACCAAACACAAATGAGAATCATTCGCATCTACTAAATGCTAATAGGAATCATTCGCAACAACTGCCCCATCAGGTCAGCAGAACGGCTGAGGGGGGTAGCACTGGAACTGGGGGCGGAGAGGGGGGCCCACTCACCCACAGGCGAAATTTCTTTAAAAACTTCCTTAAACCTAACGACTATAGTGTGTTAAATGGATGTAAACGTCTTTTAGCATCTAGGTAGGCTTGTGCGGCATCTTCTTGCGATTTGTAAGAACCTATGTATATACGTTTGCCATTAACGCTTATACGTGCCCTCCATAGCTTTTTCTTGGACATATACGAGATGCCTAGGTTTCCATGTGAGTTGTTCTTTTGGGGTTTAAATATGTTTTGCGCGTTTTCATAAGAAGTTGCCTCCCGCAGGTTTGCAATGCTGTTGTCCAATCCGTTGCCATTAATGTGGTCAATTAAATGTTTGGGATGTTCTCCCGTCATGTACAACCATGCCAGCCTATGCGCTCCATATAAACGGTCTTTATACTTAATTCTTATATATCCATGCACATTTGCACCAGCTTTCATTCCTGCTGGAAATCTTGGGGACGGCTTAATGCGCCAATGAAAATCGCCAGTTTCTGGGTTATATATAAAAACCGTTTTAACTTCGTCTTGCGTAATCATTGACTACTCCTATAAAAATTTCTTTCCTATAGTTATTGGAACACAAGTGGGCTTCCTAGTCAAGCGACCATATAGCCATTGCCATATAAAATTTTTTGCTATAAACTTCTTATGCCAAGACGCATGGAGATTGAATCGCCTTACCCTGTACCAAGGTGTGCCGTTCAAAGCAGGGGCAGTCTCCAGCCGTGTTGGTAACCGAATAAGGGTTAGCGCCTTTTGTACTTAAACTAAACGTGTTGTGCGGGTACAGAACACTGCTTTATGTGAGCGTGTTACCAACGTCTATATAGGAAATAGTATGGAATGGTCATTGGCAGACCCTCGATTTGATGTTGAGGATATGGTGGAGTTATCTGATTCTTTCTTTGGAGCAGAGGCTGATGGGATAGTTAGTAGGTCTAGGGCAGTCTTTAGACACCGCCTTACTGTAGCCTGTACTGAACAACTGTTTAACAAATCTCGGGAGTTTATTGCTGTTAAGCGGGATGATTCTGGAAAACTACAGGGCTTTTGCTGGTTTGACCGTGGTGGCTATACGACCTACTCTAATGATGAGATTAGCAACGCCAAGATGCACCACCTTGATCTAAGCCTTCCTGCCAAGACTAGGATTAGGCTTGTAAATGAGATGATTGACCAACATATACTATGGGCGCATACTTGGGGTGTGCCTGTGGTTTGCTCGACTTCTATCCGTGCTGACCATGATGTGTTTATGAAAATTCACGCTAAACGTGGGTTTACTGTTAACGGGTCCTACGCTTGGATTCGTACCGAAAAGGGATTGGAATGTCTGAAGTCATCAAGTTAAAGCCTAAAGTTGGTCGGCCTAAGTCGGTGGTTAACAAGGTTACCGAGTACGGTGCTTTGTTTAACGAACTCAATGCTGAACGTGCTGCCAAAGGTCTACCCCCTTTAAAGACTGCTATGGAAGTGCTAATTGAAGCTATGCAGTCAGACGAGTTGGACATTAAGGATAAAGCGCGTATTGCTGATAAACTGGCCCCGTTTGAATCTTCCCGTGCGCCTGTCATTTCTATTGAGCATGTGAATAACATCATCAGGGACGAAGAGTCAACAATGGAAGAGTCAATGGATGACTTTCTTGAATCTTTGAGAAAAGTCTAAAATTACACCGTAATTAACCGAAAGGCAAAAAATGAGCGGCTACACCTCTGGCAACAATGCCCCTACCTTGATGGCGCAAGCGCCTAATCGCAAAGGTAATGTTTCTAAACACGTAACTGGTAAAGGTGGTGTAACCGCTGTTACCCGTCCACAAGGTTCTACCTCCTACTCTAGCCCAACCCAAGGCGCTCCTAAAGCAGGACGTGATGCTACTTGTGGCAATGGTCAAAAGGTTATGCTTTCTACACCTGCTGCTTACAACACCCGTGCAACTAATACTGGTTACATCGGTCGTGACGGCTCTTCTTGGTTAAAGTGAGGCCAATATGTCTGGATACGGAAAAGTAATCAACGGTGGCAAGCAAATGTCTAAGGGCAATGCTAACCACATTAACAACAAACTTTCTGGCTTTGATGGCGAGAACAAGCGTAGAGAAATGGTAGCTGGCGCTGTGCGTCAAGCATTTACTGTGCGCCACCTGTCTGACCAAACAACCAACAATGTGTCTGCTGGTGGCAAGTTTAAAACCGTTAAAGAAAAAGATAAGGTGCAACCATTATGATTATCGATGACTTCATTCGTAACGAAGAAAACCAAGTAGTAGCCATCTGCGGTAAAAAGCAAGTGGTCTTGACTACTGAATACATTGCAACTCATAAGCCACAAGTTGGCGATGAAATTGTGAAAGAAGAACCTGTTGTGGAAACTCCCGCAGAAGCAACAGCCCCCGTAGAACAGTAAAGGAATAGTATGGCAACGTATGACATAGAGGCCCTCAAGGCCGACTTACCCACGGCTAAAGAGTTAGCGCAATTTGTTTTTGATAAGACAAACGGTGCTATCTCCTTAGACCTTATTGGTAAACCTAAAGACGATCAATATCAGGTCGCCAAGAATGCCCTAGAAGGCAAAAAAGTACCATCAGAGTTTCTGACTGGTGAAAACCCTTATATGGATAAAAAGGATGAGATTCCTGAAGACCCATTAAGAGTTATGCCTCCCCGCGATCCAAACCTACCAGACCCTGATGCACAGGTTCACTTCTTTGGCGCTACCAATATGCCTCACCCGTTAGACCCACAGTCTGACAAAAAAGTCTACATTGAGTTCCGCAAGTATGAGAATGGTTTGATCACTTACACCATTACTGGTCCTATTGAACAGGTTCCTGTGGGTGAGAAGAAGAATCGCTATGGTCAAACTGTGCCTGAGAAGTACACATGGATTGACCCCCGTACACCTGAGTTAGTAATGCGTAATGCTGATGGCACTTTTACTAAAGAAGGCCGTGGTCTACACACTTACTGCGTAGGCGAAAAAGGAAGTGGTATCTGGTCCATGATCGACCGCGACATGGTTACTGTGACTGCTAAGAACATCGCTAACCCTTGGGCATAAATGGAAGACCTCTCTGCAAAGTTTCAGCAGAGATTGTCTGGACAGGCTGAAGCGTGTGCCCGTAAAGCTTTGGAATGGTTACAAAAAGACCTCCAAAGTGGGCATATGCTAAACCCCCAAGAAGTCTACTATCTGGCACAAGCCGCCCAAATCTTGTTAGACATACGAGATATCTATGGCGAAAAGTGAAGCAAGTGACTACATCCAGCCGATCTACAAAGACCGCGCCTTAAAACATCTAGTCAAACTGGCTGGTGGTAAAAGAGCCGCCAACTCACTAAATCCTGAACAAAAAAAGAAGATGATGCTGGCACGGGCAAAGATAGCCCATGACATGCAATTCAACCAACTTAAATGGTTTAGACCGTTTAAGTACCAAGAAGAATTCTTTAAGACTGGCCTGACCAGCACCCGTAGAGGAATGATTGCTGCCAACCGTGCCGGCAAGACCATTGCATCTACCTATGAGACTGCCTACCACCTAACTGGACGCTATCCTGAGAGTTGGAAGGGTAAGCGCTGGGACAAGCCTGTGATTGCTATGGCTGCTGGTGAATCTTGGGAACAGGTCGCTAAGACATTGCAGTCTAAGTTGCTAGGGTGCGATGACATCAAACAAAACTATAAACTCGGTACAGGTTCAATCCCCAAGGAATGTATTGATGACAAATCCTACCGATCAGACGGAGCAAACGTCCTATCCATTGAAGTTTGGCATGTCTCTGGTGGAAAGTCCAAGCTTTATTTCTCTAACTACACTCAGCAGGTTCGCCACTTGCAAGGATTCGAGCTTGACTTGGTTGTCCTTGATGAGCAACCACCAGACGAGACTTTTTCAGAACTTGTTGTGCGTACAGCGGCTAGAAATGGACAGGTTATCTGCTCATTTACCCCACTCAAAGGATTGTCAGGACTTGTAAGAAAGTTCTGGGATCAGATTGAAGGCTACTCGCATGTGCGGGTAACTTGGGATGATGTTCCCTATGAAAATGAATGGGGTGAGCCGTTCTTTAGCCAGTCTGAGCGAGAGCAATTAGCCAGAGACTTTATGCCTTGGGAACGAGAGTGCCGAATGAACGGTATTCCGCTGGTTGGCAAAGGCGTTGTGTTTCCGCTACTCAATTGGCCTACATACAAGGCTACAGATGTGGACCTGATGACAAACGACAAGTTGGAGCGTTTGATCAGTTTTGACTTAGGAATTAAAAATGACCCGACTGTTATCTCGTTCTTTTTTAGAGACCCAGCACAAGAAATCATCTACCTTCATCGGCAAATCACTATCCCATCAGGGGAAACGCCAGACGAATATGTTCATTACCTATTGGATCGAGAGTCTAAAGGTGTCCCGATTGCGCTCCCACATGATGCGGCTACGGCAGGGCGGTATACGCTCACTGAACAATCGGTCAGGGAAGTGTTTGAAGACACCTATGGTCTTAACACCATTGCGGGTGCAATCCTCAATCCAGCGAATGATCAGGGAAAGGTCACAAACCATAAAGCGTATGGAATCAATATAATGCGCCTAGGAATGGAACGTGGAACGTTTTTGATTAACGAATCCTGTAAAGCGTTCCTTGATGAGGCTAGAAACTATGCTATTGACGAACATGGCAGGTTCTCAGACCCTGACGACCATATCGATTCTGCAAGAATTGGTATATTAGCGTTAATTCAAGGGCATGGAGAGTCAGTCGTAAGTCGCGCCAATACATTTGCTTTTAGACGACCAGCCCCGATTGAAGGCAAGGTACAAAGGATATGACATGCTAGATAAACAGAATATTATTGTTGAGAGTTTGGAGTCCCCACCCGGCAATAAAGGCATTGAATACCAAGTTGCCCACGAAGCTTACCTAAAGATGGTGGATTACTTGCGATTGACGCAAGCCAAGAACACCCTGAATCGCATGAGCGATTACCACTATCTAAACATACCCGTATCTAACTCTACAGAGCCAGTTCGAGGCATTGATTACATCTCTCCCGTGGTGTCACCCGGCATCGACTACAGCACAGCAGTTATCACTAAGTGCTTGATGCCAAACGGAAAAATTAACTTTGAGTTTGAGCGTTTTAGTGAAGCGGATGAACCCGGTTCGCGTCAAGCAGCCAAAATGGCCTTGCATTTTCTCAATAGTAAGAACGATTCCTATCAATTTGTCCGTGATTGGGCGCAAGACGCACTGCTTCACAAGTCTGGCGTAGTTATGGTTTCGCCCGTGCGCGAACAGATTACCCAATACAAAGAAGTAGAAGGCACAAAAGATAACCTTCGTTCATTTGAGATCATGGCTGCTGAAAAAGGTTTAAGTGCCAAGCGCCAGCAAATGCGTAGGATTGATGTGGACATGGAAGGCGTGGTTCAAGAAACCATGATGCCTGATGAAACAGGTATGCCATCTGAGCCAACTACAGAAGAGATGAATGACGCAATTAAAGCGCACACCATCTACCGCGCCAAGTACAAACTAACTGGTTACTCAACCAATATTCAAGTCAAACACGTTGCCCAACATTACTTTGTGTGTAACCCAACAATTCCGGGCATTCGGAAACAGGATTTCTGCGGGTTTTATGACCCAATGACTATCCATGAGGCCAAATCTCAGTATCCATACATCGATTTAGAGAAGTTTGCTGACCATGCTGCCTACGGACCTGCTGGTGCGTATCAGGCTGGTGCTTTGGAAAACGATCTTGCCTTGCATGCGCGTGACTCCACCCCCGTACCCGGTCAAGGCGTTATTGCTTCCGCAGGTGCAGATCGCTACAGCCGTGTTGTTATGTTGACTACCGCTTGGTTACGTAGAGACATTGACAACGATGGTGAAGAAGAAATAATCGAAGTTTGTTACTCAGGTTCTTACATCCTGTATATCAAAGAAGTGGACTTTATCCCTCTAGCGGTAATGGTTCCCAAGCCAATCGTAGGTAACTTCTTTGGTTACAGCCAAGCAGAGCGTTTAGTTCCGCTTCAAGAGTACAAAACTGCTATCAACCGTGCCGAAATTGCGTTTGCTATGCAAGCATCTACACCTCGCATAGGTGTAAACCCTGAGTTTATTGATGCTGAAGAGATTCAGCGCGGTGTGTCTGCCCTGTTTGTGTTGGATCGCAAGTTTGATCCTACTAAGCACATCTATGAGTTTCAAGCAATGGAAGGCAACTTGGCTTACGTCCAAGATGCTATGCAACGCTTTGACCAAGACACCAGCCGTATGCTTGGCATGACCAATCCTGCCGACACGCTTAACCCAGAGGTTATGAAAGACGGTAATAGTGGTTACAAGTTGCAATTGGCAATGGGTCCAAACCAGTTGATCCAAGACGAGATGGTCAAAAACTGCGCTATTGGTCTAAAAGACCTAATCTACATCGTCTGGAAAACCATGATTCAGTACTCTGACGACTACAACATGCAACAGTTGGCAGAAGCAATGTTGCCGGGCGCTGGCTTCTTAGATGCTAAGTCTATGGAAAACTTTGACTTTATTGACCGCAACATGATCAACATTGATCTTGCTCTTGGTTTCTTGTCAGACGAAAACCGCCTTACGCGCCAGCAATTGATTACCCAAGCACAAGCACAGTTTGCTGCTTTAGTTGCTCAACTTGATCCTAGTGTTCCAGAGTTGTTCCAAAAGGTAAGACGACCATTTGAAGACACCCTGTACGCCTTGGGCGTAAAGAACTGTGATTCTTATTTGCCTACTTTGGAAGAAGCTGCGCGAATGATTCAATCTCAGGCTTCCAAAGGCCCAAGTACTGCCGAACAAGAAGTTCAGTCTAAGGTTGGATTAAACCAAGCTAAAACCAAAGAGTCTGAAACAGTGTCTGCCTTGAATATCAAGAAAGCAGAAGACATTGACATGGACAATTTCTTTGAAATGCAAGCCATGAAGGCTGGAAAGTTGAGCGCAGTACAAGTAGATTAAGGAATAGCAATGAAAAGTCTAGTAAAGAATATCCGTGGTTATTTCAACCGCAGAACAAAGGCAGTAGATAGTTACAAGGAGGCTCATGTAGAAAGACGAACTCTGGTAATCCAAAACGGTGAAGCTGCTAGTCGGCTGATGCTGAATGAGGATTTTGCATTGATGTTTAACCTTTACAGGTTTAGCATGCTTGAAAGGCTGGAAGAGGCCGACAGCGATGAGAAAAGAATTGGCAACGCATACTATGTTGCTGGAGTGCGTGATTTCATTGACTTCGTTGAGAAGAGTGAATATCTCGCTAAGGTGGCTTTGAAAAAAGTCGAAACTTAACGAAATAAGGTAATATATGTCAGACGTAATCGCAAATGCGACCGCCACTGAGCAAACTGGTGCGACTAACCCCGTAGACCAAATCTCTGCAATGATTGCCGCCAACAGGCGTAACAATCCGCAACCAGATGGAAGTCAAGCCCCACCAGCGGGACAAGTAGAAGCGAAAGCGGAAGCCCCCGAGGCGGCTCCAACTGAGGAAGCCGAACCTGAAGATAGTATTGACGAGACTACAGATTCTGTAGATTCGGAAGAACCTGATGAGGCCACCGATGGTGTAACCGATGCAGTGAACTTCTTAGAGTTTGCAGAGGCTAATCCCGACATGCTGTGGAGAATACCCAACAAGGACGCAGAAGGCGGTTTTGTTGAAATCCCAGTATCAAAGGCAGCCGCGATTCTTGGTCAAGGAAGTGCTATCCATGAAAATGCGCGTAAGCTTAAAGCTGAACGTGCTGATTTTGAAGAGTATGAAGCGAATCGCAGGAAAGAACTAGATGGATTGCAGATTGGTCTAGAGTTAACAATTCAACCGCAGTTACAACAGGCTGCAAATGAATTGGTAACCCTTCAACAATATAACCAGCAATGGAAGCAAATCCAAGACAACGCTACAGACGAGGTTCAACGAAGTGAGGCAGAGGCGGCTATCCGTCAAAACGCACAGTTGATCCAAGAAAAGAGCAAGTTCATTTCTGAAACCAGACCGAAAGTTGAACAGTTCTATCAACAGCGTTCTGCCTTTGTGCAGGAGCAACTTGAGAAATCGCGTCAAAGTTTTTCTGACCCTGAACTGAAAAACAAAGCATACTTCAACGAGCTTCGTGAAAAGTTGTCAAAGGAATGGAAAGGCGCAGAAGGATCATATGTGGCTGGAGTCAAGAATCTTGATTTAGTGTCTAGCGATGAATTCCTTTTTGGCCTAATTCGTGATGGTGTGAAATTTAGGGAAGGTCCTAAAGTAAAGAATGCAGGGAATTCATTGGCAGCAGCCAGTCGCCCAGCAGCCCGAGCCAAGACTAGTCCTGAAGACAAGACCGCAGAACTTCAAAAGAAAGCACAGGCTGGCGATAAAGGCGCAGCGCGTGACCTTTTGGCAAACCTTTTGTCTGCAAACAAACGCAGACGATAACTTTGGAGTATTACGATGGCAACCATCACCTCAACAGCTTTAGGAAACGGTAACGGTTCCTACACCACAGACATTGTCGTAAAAGACCTCGACATGACTGTTTCTAACTATGTTAAAGACCGCACTCCGGTTACCAACATGGCTATGTCCAAAAAGCGTAAAGTTAATTCAACTTTGCACATTTGGCCTAATGACTACTTCCGTGTCCCAGCACTGAACGCTAAATTGGAAGGCGCAGCAGTTGATGCAACCGCAGCCGCTTCTAACACCCGTTCTAACTTGGGCAACTACACCCAGATTTTCACTACTGTGATCGGTGCTACTGGCACTGCTCGCGCTGTGGAACAGGCTGGTGGCGATCCTCAAGCATATCAAGAAGTCAAGCAATTGACTGAGATCATGTTTGACGTTGAACTGCAAATGGTTCGTGCTGATGCTGCTTCTATCAAGTACAGCGGTCAAGCATCTACTACTCAGTCTTCGCCTAACAACGGTCGTAGATTTGGTTCATTGTTCTCTTTTGCTGGCACTCGTTCTGGTAACCCTACCAGCGGTACAGCAGTTTTGAACATTGCTACCTCTGACAGCAACGATACAACTTCTGCCACTTCTACCAATACACCTTTCAACGGTTCATTGGCTAACGCTGGTTTAGGTTACTTTTCGTTTGCTACTGGTCAAACCTTGCAAGCTTTCAGCCCTGTGCTGTACAAGCAATTGGTGACTGTCGCTGAACAACGTTTCAACGCCAAGATCACTAACATGGTTGTGCCTACATCGTTGCGTACCACCATCTCTGACAACATTCCTCAGAGTCGTTCTATCAACCGTTTTAACCCTGCTGACAAGGGCGACACGATTGGTACATACGAAGGTGACTTCAACTACAC